TTTATCTCCGTTCTTATCAGGGTGAGGCGCGGTCGCGGGCGTAGAGTACATCATCCGCGCTATTTCGTTAGCGATTTCGTCCCATTGTTCTTGGGTAACACCAATGTGCTTATAGACGCTTAGGATGTAGTTATTGGTATCGGTAATGAGCTTCACCATGTTAGGCACATCCACACGGATGGCGGTCTTGTTGTCTATGTATTCGTGGCGCTGCAGAAAATCATCCCAAATCAGGGAAATCGGCATCAGGGTTTGTACGATTACTCGCTCATGTCCCACTAGGGGTTGGAACGCTTTCTTGTCGGGCATTGCGTTCCTCCTCTCTTAATTTCATGCGTTTATGATTGCTCAGGCTAGGCGCATAAGGTAACTCGTAGGTGTGCGGATTCACCTTATGGCGAAGCGTCCTTGCCTTTATCTTTACACCACGCTTGTCAGTTTTGTCAGTAGTCTCTACTACAAACTTGCCTTTTTTAGTGGGGGTCCGATCAACATAACGCTGGCGGACGCGCCTGCGATTGACTCTTACAAGCTTCCCGCCAATCCCCATGTAGTGAGCACCATCAGCATTCGGCAGTTCTTTCTCAACATATTTTTTCTTCTTTTCGTCCCAGCCCATGATTGTGACTTTCGCGCCTTTGGGATGGAATTTAGGTTTTGACAGTTCGCGGAACTTCTGTTGTTCCTTCTTGTAGTCCTTCTTCGGCATGTACCCTCTCCTTTGCCCTTTTAACTCTTTTATTCCAGGCTACCACAGCTTTGTGGCGCAGCGACGAATGTACACTCATAGTGCTGGTGTCTTTGTGATGACGGCCATAGCGGTGCAGGCGTATATCATAGCCTTCCGCTTTACGGCGCTGGATATATTCTTCAATCCAGGCGTTGCGCTCTTCGGGTGTAGCATCGAGATATTTACTCATTACACCTCCAACCGCATATTATCTATTTTTTTCAGGGCATCTATCGGCACAAAATACTGGGGCGGTACACCAGTATACTGCTTCAATGGATAGCTGCGGATGTCGTTGCCACTGATCTCAAACAGACCAGGATGGCTAAGCTTACCATTTTTGTCGGTGGCTAGTATGGTGACGGAATTTATGCCATCAACGACATAGTCTTTAGCCAGGCCGACAGCTGGATAGCCGAGCCCGTAGAAAACTTTCTTGACTTTGAATTGTCCAATCATAGTGTTCTTGCCTCCGATAAACTGACCTGCACGCCCACACGACTTTGCTCTTTAACCACAATCCAACGCTCGTAATTGAATCCGCGTATCCACTTCTGGGTATCGCCAGGAATTACGCCCGCCATGACGAGCCCGTCCAAGATAAACTTTTTAGCAAAGATTATGTTGTCGGGATCTCGCCTGGCGTTCGGCTCAAACCACATGAAGCTGAGTGTTACTGGAACTTGGTAAGGTACTATCTTCTGGGCTTTACACTCCCACGCTACCGCTTCGGTCCACTTCTTCTTCATATCCGCGCCCGCGTATCTATTACGGCGGTTAGCGTCCATGAAGTCATTCAGACCTGGAAGCTGTGGCAGGAATAAGGTCTGTTTTAGAATATCCACGCTCCTAGCAGGAATGCTATCGCCAGTATTACGATTATGAATACCCAGTCGGCGGTGGTCATGCCAGTTCTAGAAGTGGGCTGGGACTCTGCACTAACACGCACGCGTGTAGTTCTGGTCCGCGATGGTTGCAGCTCAGGATCTAACAGAAATGGAGTGTCATCATCTGCTACAGGTAGTTTTGCGGTAGCGCGCAGACGGCGTTCCTCTGACTTACTAAGCGGTTTTGTGGTCCGCTTGCGTGGGGTTGATTTAGTTTTACTTGCTGTGGTTTTGGCTTTAGCCATAGAGTTATCCTCCGTTTTACTTAATAGAACCTTTCTTAAATCTTGGGGAGTGTCAAAATCCCCGCGCTCCCCTGTAGGAATCCAGTGCCATCGCCCGCGCACTGGATAGACATCCAGCACCCCTTCAATTCTTAGCTGGTAGCCGTTATTGAAGTCTTGTAGGTCGAAGCCATATTTCCTGCAGAATCGTACTATTTGCGGTGCTCGTCGCACGAAGTTATCGCGTTTCCAAGCTTGTCGCCTAGCCATTTTTAATATCTCCCTTGATGAGAGACAGGCGTGACTGAGCCATTTTCAAAAATGTGTCAGTCCTGAAGCACAGGTCGCTCGCTTGATCGGCTATGAGCTGGCACTCGCTGGCATTCTTAAATTGCTCTTTGGCATCTAATTCAGCCTTCAATTCAGCCCGATTGACCGCTAATTTACTAGCAACATATTCAAGGGTTTTGTCGGCGCGGAAGCGTCGGGCTGCCCTGTCAGCGTTGCGCGCAAGGTACATAGCGTAGGCAGCATTCTTGCCGAGTGCGCTATTCACTCTGGCAAGCTTTAAGATAGTTCTGCTCAGGCCTTCAGGATCTCCGTTATCGGAAGCTTTCACCGCTACGGCCTGGTATTGTTTAACTTTGCTCTCTAGCTGGTCGATATTTTGTACGACTTCTTCTAAAGTGAGGTCGTCAGACGGCGCTTTATCTACGGGCGCAGCTTCTTCCTCTCCTTCGCGATAGTCGTCAGGCGAGCGGTCGCCTTCGAAAAAATCGCCAGCAGGTTCGTTCGGTTCGCTCATATCTAATCCTTAATGACGGCAATTACGCCGACTATTAATGCTACTATTAGGGCGAAGATTACGATTAGGAATCGCAGAACTATCGGGATCAGGACTATGCCCGCGATTACTAGTAAAAGTATTTCCCAACCACTCATCGTTAGGCGCTTTTTAAAGTGGTCTCGTCAATGAACGGGAAACCTGTCTGCTCATGCAGGTTCACACCAGCACGGCGGGCATTGCCTTTGTTGTAGTAGGCTTCACTTGTAAGCATGATCCGACCATTCGTGCCATACAGGTAAATGCGATAGAACAATGTGCGCTTCACCAATTTAATCATTGGTGTAGTTTTAGAGCTTTTTCGCTTCGCCATGATTCCTCCTAAAATGGAATGTCATCGAGGTTAATTTCTTCGTCAGGATCGATGTCCTCGATTACCACATCTTCTTCCTGGGTTTGTGCTGTAGGCTTCACAGTGCCTTTCTCACGGGCTGGACGGCCTTTAAGGGCATCTTTTAGCCACATAGCCCGTTCCACGCCCTTACCAGCTTCTACGGCCTTCAGGAGGTCGATTTTATCGATCTCGGCCTGCTGCTCTTCTGTAATCTGCTCGTCAGCGGGGCTTGGCACAACACTGTAGGTGGTACGCTGGCCCTCTTTGGTCCGCTTAATATCGAGATCGTATTTACCAGAAGTCGGTTCGCCCCACTTCGGGTTTTTAGCGATGTCGGCTATCATGCGGTAGGCAGTAACTGGCAACTGGATAACTTGAGGCGCATTGTCCTTCAAATTCCACACTATCCAAGAATACTTGGTAGAGATCTGCTCAGAATTGCCCTGTCGATAGACATTATCGAAAATTACAGGTTCACTTACGATTCGCACAGTGTAGGTCTTGTCGTCCTCTAACTTGAGGTACAGCCCACCACCGCTTTCTGGAACATGTTCGTCGTAAACGCTCATTAGATTTCCTCCTTCGGTTTACTTACGCGATCGTCTTCTTTTTCTTGTGCTGGAGGATCAAAAGTGACTCTTACACCAGCATCGGTTTGGTAAATGAATTGTCGGCCTCGTGCGTTGATGATGCGCTCTGCTACTTTTTCAAGCATCGCCATATCTTCGTGGTCCAAAACCATGTACGAAGCGCCTTCTTCGGTCATTCCCATTATTTACTCCTTATTTTACTAGAATTGTATGCAATGTAGATCAGTGCCAGCACGGAAAATGCGCCCAATGTACGGCCAGCCCAAATGCGGGAGGCATCAGTCAGCTTGACAAAATCAAGCAGGTACAACGCGCCAGTTCCTGACACTAACACGAATAGTGCAGTCACAGCGGTTTCAGCCCAAATAGCTGCCTCGCTATGCTTCACCGCGTCAAGTCTCTTTCCCATTTTCTTGCTCCTTTCCTGTGGTATTATCTTGCTCGGAGCGGTACTTTTCCCATCGCCTTTGGACAGCTTTCCGCCCTCGTTCAGAATCAAATTTTCCAGTGGACTTCTTTCCACCTTCAGCCCCAATCTTCTTAAAATGGTCTTCGCCATAACGCTCCCTCGTAGTTTTTACTTGTCGCTCTCGATCATCTCGTTTAGTCATTTACTTACTCCCACAGCTGTATTTAACTGTTGTAGTGCTGCTATTTCCATCGTGAGTAGTAGTCTGATTTAAGACTTTGCAGTTCTTGGCTAAAAACTCATCACGACCAATGTCGCGGGAGTGGTTAATACCGATAGCCAGAAACATGAACACTATCAAAAGGATGGATAGGCAGGCGATTAATATTGAAGTTACTTGCTGATTTCCGTTCATAATTCCTCCTCGCTTACAACACCCACTATCCGTACTTCTGGCTCTCCAGAGTAAGGCATAGGGCTTTCAACTACTATGAATTGGCCTGGCTGGAAATTATGTTCGGTGAGGAAGTTGCTGAGATCCCAGACCTTAACATCCCAGTGCTTCCAAGTTATTTTCTTCATTTAGCCATCGCCTTTCGTTTGCGGTCTGGCCGATTCTCGCGGTACTTCAGGCTCAATAATCGCATGTGGTGCTGGAATCCACGCTTTGTGCCGAGCGTGTGGATGAACCAGGTCCGATTAACTTTAGTGTCAAAGTTGTACTCGCGGTAGAATTTGCCAGTCTGCTTGTTGAGGTTAAATATGGCGTGGCCGTCAAAGGGGCTTTCATTTTTGAGATGCAAATCCCAGTGGAACTCTTCAGTGTAGCCGACATCATAGCCCCCAAGCTGGCAGAACATGTCGGGGAAAATGCCTTTTGGATACTCCCACGCTGGATTATTGGTTTTGATGTCCACCAAATAGAGCTTGCCATCTATGCGCAGGATCATGTCAAAGCGCCCCGCGAACTCGTACTTCAAGCTCATGATGATGCGCTGGGTGTAGACGACTTCAATATTGTGCTCGTCCCACCACTCGGCAAATTCGCGCATGGCATCCACTAGGTTATTGCGCTCAAAAGCAATCTGTTTGTCGGCCTCATACAGCCAGGGATCTGCAATATATTCTTTTTGCTGCTCGTCAGAGACATCTAGCAAGTCGAATTTTAGAGCTTTGCCTTCGGCGGGCGTGTGTTCAGTAGTTTTGATGCGCTCTGGAAATTCTGGCGTTGGCTGGCCGTCGCGCTTGGCAATCATAAAGCGTTCAATCCAGTCGTCGGCAAAAGTGCCTGTGTCTTTACCGCGCTGCGATTTAATCATGTGGGCTTTGCCAGCTTCCACACACATCTGCTCGAACTCTTCGGGAGTTGGCAGCACTAGCTGGCCGTCGTTCATAGGGATAAGCTTGCGTTTAAAATACTTGATAGCTTCGGCTTTGAAATAATGCGCTAAGCCATCACTGGCAATAATATCTTTGACAGTGGTAACACCGATTAGCTTTTCATTGTCTTTTTTGTAGGCGTGGGAGTTAGGGTAATACCAAAGCTCCACTGGTTCATAATGCGGGTGATCTTGATACATCACCAATTTTTCTACGACTGTTTGATTAGACACGCGATTCCTTTCTTAACTGTTCTAGTTTTACAACACCTCCCAGGACTCCACCTGGTTAGGTTAGAGCGCCGTGCTCGCAGCGCTCCACCCTGCAACCCAGTATACACACTTCGTACAAAAAGTCAAGTACTTTTTTCATCAAAGTCCATACGGGCTTGGGTAACGCGGGCGATCTCTACGGGATCGTTGAGAATATCTCCAAGCTTGAACTTTACTCCGTTCACCTTTACCTCTTGGCTTTCCCAGTCCGTCTTCAGCAGTATCATCATCGACAACTTCTGGCTTTGTTCGGGAGTCGTCTCGATTATCGTGCCATCTCTCAATACCAGTTTCCCCATCTGGATCATCCTTTCTAAGCTCACGCAGGCGACTAAATTGGTTAGCCAGCAGTGAGCTGTAAGCGTAATCGCTCTTACCATCAATCGCGTCCAGCGCCTCACGGGGCGATAGTCCGCGCTTGAGTATATTTTTTACTCTATCTTCCATTGCTCCGTGCCTCTGCAGCCCATAATCTCTCCGATTCTTCTTTTGTGCAAGGTACAGTGCCTGGCTGCTCCTGGTGCGGATCGTTCTTGACCATCGGCTTACGCCAGGCTATCCAGTGAACACCACCTTCTTGGGCGAGCAGTTTGTAGCTGGCCATCTTACTGTAGTAGGAGTTCCACTCTTTGCCACTAACAGGTTTTTTGTACCAGTTAGTAATAACCGCGCCCGCCATGTTCAGTATCGGCTCTGGCGGTCCGCCAAGATTTTCACCCTCTTCCAGCAAGTAGACATTGCTCTTAGGGATAAGCTGGCGCGTCTCTTCCACCGCTGAGATTGCCCGACAGTCCAAAAGCATATCCTCGCCTTCGTGCTTGAATATCACGCTCTCTTTGCCTTCAGCTTTGGCGCGGGCAATCTTCATGGCGATAGACGGAGTAACCAAAAGTGGCTCGTCCTTAAAACGCTTAATCGCGTAGTAGTACTTGGGCTTTTCAGTTACTTCGTCCACGCTTGGCCTCCTCCGTGAGATAGGTATCAGCCAGTTTATCCAGGCCGTTAAGGATATACACGATGTCGCTTTTATTTACTTTTGTCAAGTCATGGAGCAAAACAACAATCGCTCGTTGTTTGAGTCCGCTCTTGCGCATTGCGTCAGCAGCTACTTGGATTTTGAAAATCGCTTTAGCCACTTCGTCCGTTACGCTCTGTACTTCAATCTGTTTTGCCATGCTATACACTCCTTTACCTTATTGCCTCCGCTAGACGGCCTGCATTCCAGCCGACTACGGCTTCTTTCTTATCGTCTTTTTCGATCACTGTGACTGGCACAGTTAGCGCGCCAGAAAGCTCATAGGCCTCCTGCCTGCGCTCTGGCGCTTCATCCAGATTTATTACTTCGTAAGCCTTGCCCTTGAGATCCAAAAACTTTTTGACCATAGCGCAGTACGCGCAAGTGTTGGTAGTGAAAATTGTGATTTTCATATGTAGAACTCCTCTTCTCTGCGTTGTTTCCTAATGCTTTTGTTAATGGTCTTTAGCATCTGGTCCGCTTGTGCGCAAGCCTTACTGCAGAACCTTTGTGTTTTTCTTGCAGGGGTAAATAGCTCCCTGCAATTCTCGCACGCTTTTTTTTGAGGCCTCCTCATTCCTCGTCCTCCGTGATAACGGCGGTTTTGCTTTGCTGGTCTTTAGCTCTACGGCGAAAGTAGGACTCCAGCCTCTCCCACTTTTCCCAGAGGTCATCAAGGTTAGAAATTTGCGGAGCGTAACGCTCGTCTCTCACCAAATATGCAGCATCAATCGCGGAAAGTACACCATCAGCGCCATAGCGTCTGACCAAATTATGAGCCGTTTGGCGTTGCTTCGCAATCCGTTTAAGTTTGAAGCCGAAGGTCGTCTCAAATTTAGCTACAATCCCGTTAATGTCAGCCGAGTCCCGACGCTGGATTTTAGGTTTAAGTCCGTTATCGGTTAGTAAGTCCGAGCCCTCAATATCAATATCGGGTAGTGTGTCAGTTACTTGGTCGCGTTCGCGCGACGGCGCTTCAGCGCCTAGTATGTTACTCCTTCTATTGTTACTCTTACTGTTACTCTTATATTGGATGTGCTGTTTTTGTCCTATCAGATGTGTCATTTTTGTCCTATCACTTGGCTTCTGATAGGAAGATTTTGTCCTATCACTATTGGTTTTCTGATGTGCTGTTTTTGGCGCATCACTCCATTTTTTAGGTTTTTCTATCTTGACCACCAAGCCACGAGGCGCGCGGATAGTAGAAATATATCCGCCGTCTCTTAGAGCTTGCATATACCGAACATAAACGCGCTTCTTAATACTGGGGTATGATGTGCTGAAATCTTCGTATCGCACTGGCTTGCCACCGAGTACTTTGCCGTCGCTTTTAGTTTCGCGGTCTAGAAGCCAGATATATAACCAGATCGCCTGGCCCATTGCGCGGTAGTGCTTGTCATCTACCAGCCCATTGCGTAGTCCGATATTGTGGTCTGGCCTCATGCTTCACTCCAATAAAAAACACCCGCCTGTTTTGCACGGGTGTTCCTTTGGCCTCCACTCGTCTCACAAGTGTTCACTACCAAATTAACATTATCCAATATAGCACAAATTTCAGCCATAGTCAATACTAACCTTCCCTCAAGGCGAATTTTACTTTGAGTGAGACGAATGAAGCACTAGCTTTTTGTTAGCGTCGGCTTCTAAATCCCATCCTAGCATACTCGGCTTAAAAAGTCAATACGCTTCGTATATCTGATACTTGCGCATTGTGCAAATTTTCCCCATTCTGTAGTCATGACCAGCTTAGAACTAATAGAACAGGTCGTAACTGAACTTACAGGCGCGACACCCGACATCTCCGTTGAAGAAGACAATCACGGAGCAGTCATCACGCTCAAAGTTGAAGGTCGCATTTCCTCGCTCATAGGTAAAAACGGCAGCACCATAGATGCCTTACGGACTCTGATAAAAGCACTAGGGTATAATGGCAAGCATAGGATTAAATTACGCATAAATGAGCAAGCTAACCCACAACCGAGTTCTTGACGCGCAAACTGAGGCCCAAGTGGTCGCCATGATCGCTCGTGGCGATAGTTATTCTTCTATCCAAGAACAGCTAAAAGGCGAGGGTGTAGAAATCTCAATTTCCACCATTGCAAAGGTCAAATCGCGTAACCCGCAGGCGCTGGCAAAAATCCAGTCCATACTGGTAGAGCGCCAAGCCTCGCAAGCCGAAGCCATACTCGCAAAATCGCGGACGCTTATAAACCGACGGCTTGACCAGGCCACACGGGTAGAAGAGGATTTAGTCAAACTCACCGAAGACTTTGATAACGAGCTGATTTCCCGCGAAGAGTATAACGCCCGTTTCGCCCATATCGTTTCACACGAGCTTTCCATCACCGAACTCAACTCGGTCAGCAAAGAGGCCTTTAGCCAGTCCCAGATTGAAGCGGGCAAGCCAACCTCCATCACTGATAACCCAACCCAAGCTAAAGAAAACTTGCGCGTGCTTTTGGATGCCATCCAGCGCAACGACACGCGCGGAATGTTAGAAGCAATTTTCCCAGATGCTAAGCCTAAGACAGTTTAGATACCACCTTTTACCACTATTCCGCATTATGTACCACACGGGCGCGACCTTTGAGATTGCTTATAAGGGCGTGGTCTATGATGTCAGCGTTAAGAGAACCGACAAACCACCAAAACTCTCTCGCGCCAAGCGCGCCTCGCGCACTGTAAAAGCGGATGAGCTTATAACCGAAGAATGCGTAGAGTGTGGCTCTCTACGCATCAACGGAGTGTGTATGAATGTGAAGTGTCCTAGCGTTTTGTCGCGTCGTACCACAGAACCGCTATGACAATCACGAGGGCTATGATATACATTATTCCAATTCAATTTCTGGAATGACTTTGCAGGCCAACCAGCAGCCAGCAGTGAGACCGACAACCACCGCCAGCACTAGCTCTAGGTAAAATGCCATTATTCGTCCTCCTCGTTATCGTAATCTATTATTTGCACTGTGATGTTTTCAGGGCGCTTGACCACTTCAGCCACGCCCCCGCGAACCTCAATCACTACATCCGCGTTAGGCTCGCCGTCCAGTTCGTCTCCCTGCAGGGCAGAAAAACCTTCTGGCAAGCTCCGTTTAATTTTGCTCATATTTCCTCCTTTACTTCTGGGAATAGCTTGTCAATGGCGCTTACCCAATGCAAGCGACATAGCATTTTGTAGATGAATATCTGGAAAGCCATCCCCATCTCAATACTCCACTGCTGCGTCTTGGATTTTGCCAGCAGTGGCTACGGCCACGCCTGCAAAGCCCATTCCTGGCTCGTCGTACTTGAGCTTGAAGGTTAAATCAGGCCATTTGGCGCTGATAGTTTCCAGCCATTTGGTAGGTGGAGACCACGCGCTATCAAACTGGTAGGCTAATCCATTTCCCCAGTCATCAACTAGCTCGGCCTCTACATCCCACTTCGTACCCCAGTTTTGGATACGCCAGTCCCACCACTCTTGACCTTTGCGAACTTCTTTAGTGATGCTCGGAAAAGTGGGCTTAACTTTGACTTTGCTGTAATCAGGTTCAGGAAATAGCTTAGCCAGCGACAGCGCCGTATCTTTTGCCTTCACTCGTTTCTTAAACTTTTGGACTGTGGCCTCGTCTCCACTTACAGTCAGTTCGTTTTCACACCAGTTAGGCATTTTAGACGCTCCATTCTATTGAACTATTAGTCTTGACAGCATCATCTAGGAATTGTATGAGTAAGTCAAGATGATGGCGCGTGAACTTATCGTCCTGTGGGCTTAGCTCTAGGGTTTCATATACGAAATTACCTGCTTTATCGCGCTTGTACTTTTTGGCCTCGTCATCCCAGACCATCTCCTCGCGCTTTAGGCGCGGGACATTCTCTAGGTAGAGTTTAGCGTCCCGCATCCTAGCCAGCAGGATTTTCGCGCCGTTCGGTTTCAGGTTGCCGTCTTTGTCAAAAAAGCCCTTGCCTTCGCCTTCGGTGCTGAATTGCCACCAACTGTAAGTTTTATGCGGGATTGTGGCCGTGAGCACGCCAAACAGCCCATACGAGTTGTAAGCGTCCCTAAAATAGCCATTTTTTACGGCGCGGTCTGATACCTCAAAAGCGCCGTGCCGACTATCTCGGCCAATTATTGTTAAGTCTGCACCCATTTATAGTGCTCCCTTCTCTAATTGCTTTAATTTGTAGGCCAGAAAAGTTTTTCTGCGCCTGTATGCTTTTATGGTTTTGATGATTTTCACGATTTTCCCCGTTTCAGTTTCACGATTTATTGTGTACACGCTTACCCTAACCAGATGCACCAGATAAAGGCGAAAATCAGCAACGCCCAAAAAAGGGAGTTGAGGAGGTCGTCTTTTAACTCTTGGCGCTTAGCTTGTTTCTTGAAGTCAATATGTGTTCCAACTTTGTACTGTGTCATTGCGGTTTTACTTTCTATTTATTTTCTATTTTGTATCTGTTACACCCCACAGGCCGACCACAAGCCTTACAGTCGCCCCTCTTATGACTGATTAGGTACACAACGCTTTCGGTGTCCGTCTGGCTAGGTTCGGCTTGTGCGCCCTCCTGCGGGGTGCAATCTATGACTGACTGGGCTATTATTAAACTTTAATTGTGTTTATTATGGCCTCAACCTCTGTTTTTACTTCGTCAAAGGTTGTAGCTAGGCCATAAATCCGCGCCCGAACTTCCTGCTTTTTTTGTGCCAACTCTGTCCGTATTCTGGTAGTTTCATCACTATATGCTGATAGCTTAGGATGTACGCCACCATCACGGCTGTAAGAGTAGCCAAACTCCAACTGCGGTAAGCTGTGGATTGTCTGGGTGATGCTCAAGCTCTTAGAGGCAAGCTGGGGGCGGTTTTTTTCTACTAACTCAAAATACCGCTTGCCAGCTTCAAGCACGGCTCTAACAGCAGGGCTTTTGCGCTCGCTTTCTAAGATTTGCTGCTTTAAGGTCTCGTAACCTTTATCGCGCTTTTCTATGATTGCTCGCTCTTTCTGGGAAAATTGCTCAGTGTAGATTTGGTCTAACATCTTGCGCTGAACATTGTTAAGGTTTCGTTTTACTTCCATAGTAACTCCTTACTTTACCCAGTCAGCCATTTTCGGAGTGTGAGACCTGCCAGCCCTTAGCGGTTAAATTATTGCTTGTTTAAGTCGGCCAGCTTGTACTCACCAGACTTGATTTTTTTAAGCGTTTCCGCTTTGCTTTCGCCTAAGAACTGATTTCGGTACTTGCCCGTAGTTACGGAATAATCCCAGTAATTGCGGTCAAGTGTTATTTCATAGTGGCCGTATGGCTTATAAGTCCATTTTCTAACAGCTATGATACTATCGTAGCTCTGAAAAATGGAGGTTGAGCCATCTACCATAATGAACTGATTGGCTATCTTGTTTCCATTGCTGGAGGTCATATTTTTCACGCTTGTAATACGCATATTGGTACTCGCTTTCGTGCTATGACTGGCAGATGCCACACTCCGAGTTGTTAAGGTTCTGATGCGGAGGGAGAGGCGCGACGGCTTAATTATTTAGTCTTTGCGCGGGGCTTTCACCCACTCGCGCGCCGTGTCTCCGCTTTTGGTATCGGTTAGCCGCTATGGTTGCGGGGGCGAGAGTTGCACTCACGCGCTGTGGCTTATGAGACCACCGACAGGTTACTCCCCGTCTTAGCGCGCCCCGCTTTATTAGGCACAAGCGTTATCGGAACTCATAACTAGTGGGGAAGTAATATCCCTACCGATAACGGGCTCTTGTGCCTCAAAGTGGCTAACCGATTTGTTAATGTGGTAGTGGGATTATCCGCGAGGCGCTACTGTGTTACTTTTGGCCTGCTTGCTTATCTCACTATTCTAAGTGTACTCGCTTCGTACCAAAAAGTCAAGAGTTTTTTTGTAATCCCGCGCTGACTTATACACAACCGACTTAACCCGCGCGTAGTGATAGGCAATAATCAGCGCATCACTGGCGAGCGTACCTTATAAACTGCGTAGGCGAACAAGTAAGAGATTTTCGGAAAATCCCGCCTTTCGTTCAACGCTTGTATTACTGGATTACTTACATAAAACACACTAAGTGTCGCATACAGGGGCGGAGGTGCAAGCGCTCCCGCGCGCCCCGTCTCAGTTTCACATATTGTGCGACCTGCCATATACGGAGTGAAGGTACACTGTAAGTCGTGCCTTTCGCTAGGTATCGCGTCGCACAATGAAATAATGTGCGACACTCCAGATAAGGAAATAACAGGGGTGATGCGACAAGGGGTAAATGGTGGCGTGGAATTGACGCTATATATAGCGTCCCGCCTCGCCTCCCGCCAAACCGAGCCCCCATAGTCGGCTGGCGTGGCGAAAAAATCGTGGCATAGGCGCGTATTTGCGCCCCCGCTCGTGCGCGCCATATACATATACATATATTCCAGAAAATTTTTTTACATCTGTTACGCACGCTCTGTGGGACTGAGGATTGACATATACATATACATATACATATACTGATATTGCCTCGCAAAGGAATAAGGAACTGCGTGAACTCATATACAGGTCTCAGCGCAGGTAGCTAGACACATGACATTCCGCAACTGACCTTCAGGGATGGGAGATCTCAGAGAGCCCTGTAAATGGCCGAGGCTGCAAGTTAACAGGAGGGTATATGTTAGAAAAGGGTACAGTAACAGATACGCGATACGCTGAAAATGGCGTATCACTCGCCAACATGAGCATGAATGACCGCATCGGCTCAGCGGAGGCGAAGGCGCTTTATAGCACCGCAGGCAGCCAGGTTATCAGTTATGGTTCATACTGGTGGCCACAATACAACTGGACAGTGCGTGAGGTCCGAAACAGCTTTGAGGACGCATTTAAGATTGTCTCGATGCTGATTGAAAAGGGGTATTTGAAAAATGTACGCCTAAAAGATTTCATTCGCATTGTCAAAGAAGTTGAGTCGGAGCTTTAGATATGGATTATGAGGCAGGCTACAAGAACCGCTCGATCTATTTCATGAAGAAGAACGCGCTGCTGATTAAGCTATTTGGTGGGAGGGCAATGGACCAACGCAGGGCTCGCCAGCCACGCCAGAGGGATTATCCCGAGACGGCTCAGGAGCACCGCGCAAAGCTGATGAAAATGGCCGAAGACAACCGAAAGGCGAGGGCTGTTTTTGCGGAGGCTGGCTATGATGTTTGACCAATTCTATAATCCCAAGGAGTGCCTGGCCCGCACCGCCGAAGGTTCGGACATCTCTGGCCACGAATGGTACTGGGCGATAGTTACCAACAAGACCAAGATTAAGCAGCTTGGTGGCACGCCTATTGAGGCCATTCTGACCACCGAGGCAGCTATTAAGAATAACCCTAAGCATTTCGCTGACATGGTAATCGTGCCAGCCTATAGGAAAGAAGATGAAGAAGTACAATCAAAAGATAGTCGATAACGGCATCGGGGACTGTTTCCGCGCGTGCATGGCCACAGTGCTGCAGCTGCCGATTGATGTGCTGCCGAATGACCACAGCCCCGCCTGGCACGGCATCTGGGCTGCTTTTTTAGGGCAGTTTGGTTTGGATTTGGTTTACGGCGGTCCGAAGGGGGCGATTTGGATGGGCGGGTTCTGGATAGCATCGGTAAAGAGCCTAAACTACAAAGACACTACCCACGCTATCGTCATGGACGGCATCAAGGTGTTCCACGATCCTTCTACCAAGAAACGCTACAAGACTGGCACAGTGATGCTTGGCAAGAGTAAAGTTAGAGGTGGTTATCATCTGGTAGTTGATGACGCGACACTGCTGCACCGACTGGAAGACTACCGCCAGAAGCTAGCGCCAAAGGAGAAATAATGGGAAAGAACTTCACGATCTATGTCAATAACGCCAACTTTGAGCAGTTCAAAGACGAGGCCAACCCTGGAGTGTTGGTTAACCAGCTTTTGAGCGCCCACTACCAGAATGTCGGCACGACAATGGCCAGCATGAGCGCTAGTGGCTTGAACCCTGAAGTGACGCATTCCATGTCCCAGCTTCCCAATGGGGATGCTAAGATTAAATCTACTGTTAAACCGACGACCTGTCCGAACGGGCATCTGTTGGCGGATGGTAAATGCTTGACGAAAGGATGTATATATGGCAAGCGAAAATAAGACCGACCAAATTAAAGCCGACATGTTCCCCGATAACACTGTGACTGTTATCGTGAAGCATGATGGCAAGCTCTACACCAAAGGCACGATGCTCCAGGAGCAGCTCGATAAGGATGGTATCTACCGCTCAATGGCCCGCATTAAAGCTACTACCCACGACTTGTTGCAGACTGTGTTTTATGTGCTTGGGAATCAGCCCCAGTCTACGGATATGGATATTTGGTACGAGCGTGAGAAACGCTCCCGCCAGGACCACGACCGCTCTATGGGTGTGGTAGAAGAAGATATTACCTAGACACTTGCATTTAAATGCTGGGGTAGAAATAATTAGCTTCGGAGGAATCAATGGCTAAGATTAGTAAAGAGACCAAAGCGACGCTCAAACACCTTCATCAGGCGATGGTCGCACCGATGGAGGCGAAAATAACTGAACCGCCTTCTACGCTGGACCTTAAAGCATCGGAAGTGCCTGAGATTAAGAACTGGGATGTCGGCAAGACCTACACTCTGACTCTTAAAGTCAAAATGAAGAGCAAGAGTGAAGGTGGTTATGATGGTAAACAGCCCTTGCGCGGAAGCTTCACTGTCGTCACTGCTAATGACACGACTGATAGCGAAGGTAGCTCGGACTACGGGGATACTGAGGACGACTAAATGGAGCGGTCGCGAGAGAGCACGGAAGCTCCTAAAGAGCTGGAAGATAAACCTGCCCTGCTACTAGCGTGGCGCGGGCTGGAAATAGCTATATCGGAAGGCCAGATGACCAGAAAAGACGCAATGGCCATGATTAGACGCTGGGACGAGGAAGATCCACTGCCATCGGAACTGCACGACCAGCTGGAGGCGGGTGGAGATGTCGCAGCGTGAGAAATCCGCTTTTGACTGGGAAGAGCACGAGCGCCAACTAGCCGAGCGCTACACACAGCTCGCTCGCTACGAGGCTTTTGATAAATTGGTGGATATGGCGCTAGATGGCGTTATAAGCATGGAAGACGCTAAAACGGCGTGGGAGAGCGAGGTGCTTGATACTGGCACGAATCCCGCATAAGTGGTAGCGTTGGCTTATGCAAAAGACTTTCCAGGTCAAGCTAGGGTGCGATAACTGCGGGCATGATGACATCTACATTCTGCCGAAACGCAGCGTCCTAGTCGACTGGAGGCCTGCGGAATCTGAGTTTGATAAATGGTCGCCCAGCTACTACCATCCTGTTGGGCGCGAAGACGAGAGGACTTATTTGGTTTGTAATGAATGCGGGTTGGCCCGCTTAAAGGTATTTTGGTGGCGTGAGGGCGGATTTATGCCCGCGTCCATACCAGAGGAGCAGAATGGATCTAGCGACAGCCGAAGCTCAAGCTAAAAAGATGGCGCTCGAAGCCGTAGCCGAGCGTTGTAAGACCGATTTATTCTTTTTGGTGAAGGAAATCCTGGCGATGGACTCTAATCTGGTGACAGAGCAAACCCACCGCGACCTATGTTTGATGACACGCCCGCTGCTGCCTGGCTTTGATCCCGATAATGAGGTTGTAACGCCATATATCCACGAAAAAATCAAAGAAGATGGCAAAAAAGACGAGATTCTCTCCGACCAGTTCGATCCACACCGCAATAAACTGCTGGTACTGATGCCCCGAGGTACATTTAAGAGCTCGATTATCACTGTGGGCTTTACGCTGCAGATGATCTTGAACGATCCGAATGTGCGGATTCTGATAGATAGCGAAACTTACTCCAAAGCCAAAGACTTCTTGAGCGAGGTTAAGGGGCATTTGGAGGACAATACCCGCTACCGCGAGATTTTCCATGTGATTCACGGCTGCTACCCTGACGACAACAAGAAAGATCCAAGCGTTCGCTGGACGGACCGCGCGGTGGACCTGGCCTGTCGGACTTATAAGCGAAAAGAGCCGAGTATTTCGGTATCTGGTATTGACCGCTCGATTAACGGGATGCACTACGACCTGGTTATTGCGGACGACCTCCACTCCGAGCGCAATGTTACCAACAAAGACATGATTGATAATGTCAAGCGCCACTATAAGCTGATTTTCTCACTGCTAGATCCAGGCAAACCTATGGTGGTTATCGGCACGCGCTGGGATTATCAGGATCTCTACCAGGAAATGCTTGAAAACGAGCGCCACCGCTTCAATGTGATTATTCGAAAGGCTCACTTCCCGACTTCCGACCAGCTATTCTTCCCTGAACGGCTGACTGAGGAGTTCTTGGCCGAGCAAAAGAAGACGCAGGGCAGCTATATTTACTCCTGTCAGTATGAGAACGAGCCTGTTGACGACGAGACTGCCACCTTCAAGATGAGCTACATGAACCGCATTAAGTGGGAGCTGGTTAAAGACAAGCCGATTAACTGGTTTATGGCCATTGATCCAGGCGGAGACGGCGCATACTCCGACTTTGCTGCCTTTGTGCTGGCTGGCATGGACTACCAGCAGGAGATTTATGTGAGGCAGGTGCATCGGGCTAAAATGACTTACTCCCAGATAGTGAAGCTGATGTTTGACTGGCATTTGAAGTATGCGCCACGCACGATTGCGCTTGAGACAGTTGCTACGCAGAAGAGTATCCAGTATATCTTAAATAGTGAGCAGAAGGATCGGGGCATTTGGCTGCCAGTCCGTGAAATCACTAGCAGGCAGTCGACTAAAGAAGACCGCATCGAAGCGCTTGCGCCGTTTTATGAGTTCGGCAGGGTGCATCACATCGAAGAATGCAACCAGTTAGAAGATTTAGAGTATGAGCTCTTGCACTTTCCAAAAGGCCAGCACGACGACATGATCGATGCGCTGGCGACTATCCTGGAAATCGCCTCACCGCCAACAGGCCGACGCGTACGAGGCCGAGAACGCGAACGGGAACGGGATACAGTCCGCACAGAAGATAAACCAAGGAGTCCAGTAACAGGCTACTAAAATGAACGATGAAGTAATTACGATCACAGGCGAATACTACAAGCCAAAAAACAAGCAGGAGCGCTTCGCGCGCCAGCGAGTATGGGATCGCTATCGGGCGATGGCAGATGATACCCTGCGTAAGGAAGCTGAAGAGAAGTGGGATCGCGCCGACAAGATGTTTATGCAGTGGATGCCTGAGCGGGCGGTTAATGATTGGCGCAGCCATATCGTGTTGCCTGATGCCTTTGCTGGCGTGCAGGCCCACATGCAAGAGACCATCAACCGCAAAAGCCGACCTGTAATCCAGCTATCTGATAGCTCGGATATGGCCCGCGAGATGTTCGCTAATGCCATTATGAAGAACAACATGGACCGCACGGGCTATGATTTCCAGGAGTTTCTCTCAAAGCAGTGCGCAGCCATCCGAGGCACGGGCTTCCGAATGGAGTATTACCGCCTGGATAAGCGCGATGTCCAAGATCCTGTAGATGTTAACGACGACGGCACGCTCAAGTACGAGAAAAAAGAGATTATCGACTTTGATGATACCTACACTGAATTTATTGAAAATGAATTTATCTTCTTAGATCCTGACGCTCGGCTGCAGGACCAGCTGCGTGACTTTATCCACCGCGAAATCTTGGACTGGAAAGAGTTCCGACGCATCTACGGCAAACGGCCTGACTTTATGAATGTTGATTCCGTGCCAAAAGCAGGAATTATCTCGGCTCAGGTTAAGTACTGGCAAAAAGCCCACGATATGACCGACGACGATGTCGAGGTGCTCCACTACTATAACCGCTCAACTGACAGCTACGATGTGCTGGCTAATAATGTGCTGATCCGACTCGGACCACTGCCTTACAAGCACAAAGAGCTGCCTTTGGTCGTTGACACCTTCTACCATGTACCAGGCAAGATCTACGGCATGGGTATCCCAGAAGTTATCTACTCTCTAAGTGAAGAGCGGACTACTTTCCGACGCATGAGCTCCGACCGAATGCGGATGCAGATCGACAAGATGTTCTTAGTCAATGATTTGGTCGACCTGGATGAAGAAGATGTACGCACACGGCCACACGGCTTTATCCCTGTTAATACCAATGGTCTGCAGCTTGGCCAGGTAATTGAGCCGATTGAATACGGCGATATTCCAGCCAGTTATTACAATATCGAGCGGATGCTGCTTGACGACATCCGTCGGGCTCACGGCATTACCGACCAAATGGAGGCGGTCCAGAACGCTTCTACGGCTACTGAGTCGGCTCTGTTGCAGCAAACAGCCCAGAAGCGTATCCAGATGATTAACATGCTGTCTGAGATGGACACTGTGGTGAGATTAGGACGCTTGAAGTGGAGTAATATCCAGTTTTTCTACCCAGCACCGCGCGTGGAAATCATCACCCAGGGCGATGAGGGCCGAATCAAGAAGACCTACCGCAAGATTAAAGTCGAAGGTAAAGAGTTCTCTATTGTCAAAGATCCTGGCACTAACCAGACTAAAATCGCGGTCAATGACATCGACGGCACATCTGGCTTCACTCTAAACCGCAGCTTCGCCCGCTTTATGGATGGTGATTGGGAGGTCGTAATTATAGGTGATGGCGAAAGCCCACTGCCGAAGCCACTGCGCCAGGCCAAAGTAACCGAGATGATGAACACCTTGACCTTGAACCCGCAGTTAATGAGCGCTGTAGATCCGAAGAAGGCCGTTAAGCGCTATGTCCAGATTAACGATGAAGATCCTAAAGACTGGATGCGCGATACTGGAATGACCGACACCGACTGGAAACGCCTGGCTATCCATGAGAACTTAGTCATGATGAGTGGCCAGGTATTATCACCGACTCAGGATGCACCGACAGTCCACACGGAAGAGCACTTAAACTTCATGAATAGTAAGGACTTTGATGCCCTGCCTGACGGAATTAAGGCAATCTTCCAGGAACACATGCTGGGAGAGCACCAGGCTAACCCCCAGACTGGCAATGTAGCTGACTTAATGGGCGGAGCGCCGAAAGCTGGGGCTGCGATTACTGGTACACTTCCACAGGGCGGACAGTCACCACAGATCCCTGCTGGCGACATGACTCCATCTACAGGTGGCGGTTCAGATATGCAGGATACAGTACAAGCTAATGCAGGTGGTGGCGGAGCACCAGCTCCCGCACCAGCGCCAGGGACTTAAAGTTAGATACTTGCATTAACTTTTTGATTGTGTAAATGTTTATGATGAAGGACCAGAATGGAAGAAGTTAGCAACAAACTAACAGCAACGGAACGGATGCTCCTCCATCACCTTTTTGAGGATATAGACACTATGAAAGTCCTCAAAAAAGCACTTTTAGAGCATCAGATGCAACTTGCGATGGCAGGGATGGCTCAAGAGACTGATTGGGAAGCACACCTGGAGAAGAAGGGCGAAATACGCGCAGCCCGCTGGGTAGTCAGCTTTATCAAGCATGTCCACAAGCAAGTCCAGGCCGAAGAAGCAGCCAAAAAAGCTAGCCAGACAAGTGAATAAATCAATTACTACATTACCGCCAGTAGTGTAGTGATGCGTTTATTTAATGGTTAAACTGGAACAACTTGGAGGTAAAAGCCCAAGCCAGCCCGAAAGGAAATTTACATGGCAAATCAGGAAGACGACGACGACAAAAAACCTAAGTCAGGGGATGACGAGGTAGACACCTCGCAAGAGGAAGACGAAAACGACACCACTGACGAGGAAGACGAGTCGGGCGACGATACTGAGGATCAAGAGGAAGACGACTCTTCCGAGGATGAAGATGATTCGGGTGAAAGCGATGAAGATGAATCCGACGACGAAGAAGAATCTGACTTTAAGAAGCAATTCCCGTCAATTAAAGGTGATACTCCAGAGGAGTACATCTCGAACCTTGAAGAAACCTACCGCAAGTCCTCTCGCGAAGGCAAGCGGTTAGCCAAGACGGTCCAGGATTTACAGGGGCGTGTCGATGCGATTACGCAAGCCGTCGCTAAGAATCCTGAGCTCGCAAAGCTGATAAATGAAGCCGTACCAGAAGGCGGTACATCCCCTGTCCAAGATCCTGCGCTGCTCCACGCGCGTGAGCAAATGGAGTCGCAGATGGAGAAGGAGTACAACGAGTTCGTGGATGAACATCCCGAGCTGGATTCTGATCCAGAGCTTCAAGAGAAAGTTTTGAAAGAGCTAGAAATACTAGGTGCAGCCTACCGAGCCAAAGGTAAAACTTTAGGCATGAAGCGTGGACTAGCCCTAGCATACGAATCGCTTGGACTGGACGATGGCGGAAGCAAGGAACGGATTGCGGGTGCTGCTAAAACAACTGCAGCTCGGACTAAGACCACTGGCAAGGGCGGTAAAAAACCCAAAGCCAAAGGCAGCCTTACACCTGAACAGGTGGCATATGGCAAACGCATGGGTCTAACCGAAAAACAGATGTTAGAGTTTGCGAATAAGTAGACTCACCTCAATACCAACCTAATCTATAAAGGGTACGATATGGCAGGAAAGAACAGCTATATTGGTAACGCTGACAGCCACGCTGCTGGTGTTACTAAGGAATATCCTGTAGCCAATGGTGTAACTGTTACAGATCGGGACTTCGTGTTCCTATCTAGCGGTCGCGTAACTAGCGCTTCTGTCGCTGGTAATGCCCTTCTTGGTATGGTCGTCGGACAACAGTCCAACAATCCATCAAATGTAACAGATACGCAGACAGCTACTGGCGATTCCGCAGGTACAGTCAAGGTTCTGGTTATTGCAGAGCCTGATGCGAAGTATGTAGTGGAGAACGACAATGTCGGCACTACTTTCGCAGCCTCACATGTGGGGCAATTTGCTGATCTTACTGGAACTACTGGCGCTCAACTTGTTGACACCAGCACTTTCAGCACAAGCTCAGCGCAGCTAGAATGTATCGGCTTCGGGTACAACGGAGACAATACACTCGGCGTTTTCATCATTAAAGAACACTTGTACAAGTAGGAAGGGTAAAGGGATACTACTATGTTGAACGCACGACCTGAATGGCCTACCTTACTAGACCCTTCGTTCCGAACAGTCTACAACATGACCGAGAAGGAATTTCCTTCACAGATTGATCGGGTCTTTAATGTTCAAACGAGCAATAAAGCGTACGAAAAAGATACTTCAGTATCTGGTCTGGGTAAGTTAGTCCAGAAATCAGAAGGTGACGCGATCGTTTACGAGAAGCCTTCTAGCGGTTATCCAGTGACCTACACCCACCTTACCTTCGGTAAAGGTGAAATGGTCACTTACGAAATGTACCAGGATGACCTTACAAACATCATTAAAAAAGCGCCTGCGCGCTTGGCTCGGGCCAAGATGCACAGCCGTGAACAATTTGCTGCTGATCTGTTTAACTACGGCTTCACCTATGGTGGCGGTGGTACAAACACCTTCAGTGGTGGTGACGGCAAAGCGTTGTTCGCTACTGACCACCCTCTAAAAGCAGGTGGCACAGCTAGCAACTACACTACAGACGACCTCGATGAGGATTCTCTGGAGAACGCTATCGTTACAATGCGGGCTACTAAGGACAACAAGGGTGAGCTGCAAAGCGTAACTCCTAAAGTTCTAGTAGTTCCTCCAGCTCTTGAAAAAGAGGCTCGCATCCTGCTGGAAAGCACACAGCGGACTGGAACAGCTAACAACGACATTAACCCTTACAAGGGTGCGTTGCAGTTAGTTGTCTGGGACTATCTGGGCTCAGCAGCTGGTGGCTCTGACACAGCCTGGTTCTTAATCGATCCAGATGTGGCTGAGCTTAACTGGTTCAACCGAGATGATCGCGGTGTTGAAGGACCAGAGTACGACTTCGATACTAAAACAGCCAAATGGTCTGTTGTAGCTCGATGGAGTGCTGGTTTCTCTGATTGGCGCGGTGTCTACGGATCTAAGGGAGACAACTCTTAGAACTAGCTCGACAAACTAAGGGAGGGTGAGCTTTCATGCCCCCTCCCACCAAGATAAGGAGGTGACTATCATGTCACTAAATAAAACCCAGCGATTCTCTCGACATACATTTGGAGATAATGGCTATTACGGACGGCGGAATGTAGTTTCCGTCTCTTTTGCTGCTACAGACCTTAAAAAGCCTCAAGCAGCAAGTGGTAACGCTTTATTGGCTGCGACATCAGCTGGTAATGGCGGAGCTACCACTTTAACCCCTACAGCACAGCCCGATATTCCTCGGAACATCACTCTGGCTATCGCTGCTACTACAGCTACTGATATTGCTGCTTCAGCGATTGTCATTACTGGAACGAATGTCGAAGGTAAGACAATTACTGAGAGCCTGACACCGACTGCCGATACTCCTGGTACATTAACTGGGAGCAAAGCTTTCAAGACTGTTACCAGCGTGGCTGTCCCTCAACAGGACGGCGCGAGTGTGACTGTAGCTATCGGTTATGGGGCGAAGCTTGGCATTGGGCTGCGAAGCCTAAGCACTTCTGCGATCAAGGTCTTGACCAACAACGCAGGAACAGAGGCTTTGGAGAATGCTTCGGCATCAGCTCTAAGCTCAAGTGCGGTTGAATCTAACACAGTTACGCCTACGACAACCCCTGACGGGACTATCGAAATGCGTGTCTATGTTCTGAACTACAACTGGCATATAAACCCAACTAACGCACAGCCAACATACGGAGTCTAAGATGGGTAGAGTACACGCTAACAATAAGGCGTTAGAGCTCGCCCAACACGCTGCTGCTATTACTCCTAGTGATACTGACAATGTGCCGAACGCTCCTGTGTCGGTCTATGTTGGTGGCACTGGTAATGTAGTGGTTGTTACCTCTCGAGGTGACACAGTGACTTTTACGGGTGTGCCAGCTGGTACTATCCTGCCTGTGCAGGTGCGCCAGGTTAAGTCAACTAACACGACAGCTACTTCTTTAGTTGCAATCTATTAGCACAAGCTTTAAAGTAAAAGTCAATGGCGAAGCGATACATTGTTCATCCTGGGACTGTGAAGTTACTAAGTGGGAGCACTGTCACTTATGATGCAGCGACTCTGGCTTCTCTTTATGGTCTCTCGGGTGCGGATTACGATGTAGCGACTACTGGCTCGGAGCAGGAGGATGTGACTGGTTCTGACATCATTCACATCCACCTGTATCCGCGTGAGGACGGCCAATATCGAAACATTAAAACGCTTCAAGGCGATAACGGCACGGATAGCCACTGGGACTACGAGGTGGGCTATAAAGATCGTAGAGCTAAGAGGATAAGAGAGGCAGGGCTATAATGCTATTAAGTATCATTGTCCCTGAAGCTCCGCTTGGAATGGCGCGTATGCTTGAGCGGGAGCTGCGGGGAATAGAGTCAGAAGTAATCGTTACGGACTGGAAAGTAGGTGTCCCCTTCGTCAGAGGGGATTTTGTTTGTCTTTTGGAAGCTGATTCAGCTATCGAGAAAGGCAGTATTATTAATAATTTAAAGGTGTTCATGGAGAATCCGAGTTATCGGAAGCTGGCAATGGTGGCATCACCTGTAGACTACCCGAATTACGAGAATGTTGTCTACAGCTTCACAGAAGACGCTCAGAAGCGTTTTGAGAACCATTCCGACTCAGTACACGCAATTCGCGTTGGAAGCGTTCCTGGGGCTGTTATAAGGCGCTCAAGCTTGCAAAAAGTAGCGCCTAAGCTTGGCCAAAGCCCTATGGACCTGACAATGCAGGTCTGTTTGGCATTTTGGGAGCATGGACTGCGGATCTTGCTTAACCCAGATTCGCTCTATTATGCGCCCGACACTTTCGAACGGCCTTCGCAATACTCGCCTTCATGGTCGGCTTCGCCTAATGTGCTAAGCCTATGGCAGCGGGAGTTAATTGCCTGATACTTGCATTTATGGTTGGACTTGCACATATTAAGCGTAGGAGAAAATAATGGCTGCGACATTTGAATATAACGAAGACAACGGCGCTGCGACTGGAAGCCCAGCAAAAGGGACTACTCGCAATACTGCCGTCACGCAGGTTAACTGGAAAAATACCGATGATGTCGGCACAGCTTATAGCTCCAGCCCGATAACTGCAGGCAACAACTCTTATACCAAGTACCAATTCGGCAAATTTACAGGTACATTCAACCAGATCTCAGCAGGCTTGTGGGCTCACACGGCAGGCACGCTTGGTACTGGCTTGACGCTAAAAGGTACTGTAACGAGCACTTATGCTACGCCTTCAACTACTACTAACGCTGCTCTGACAACCGACATGACCTCTGCTATAGCTATCGGTTCTGGCTTGGCCGTTAACTTCTCTACGACAGGACCAGAAGCAGCTTCACCTACAAGCACTCTATCAGCTGCTGGCTACACACAATATCTCGCTTCCCAGCTCCAGACTACAAGCAGTGCTGCAGCTGGCGACACCGCAACAGTAACCCTAACCTTGCAGTACAATGAGAACTAGGAGAATATGATGGCAAAGAAACCAACGGCAAAACTCTGGAGTGTGAAGCAAGGCAAGCTTGCTAACTTCACCCTAGAGGCTGACCAAAATCACGAGATTCTTGCTACTTGTGGAGATGAGGTATTGAAATTCGCTGCTACTACCAAAGAAGAGCTCCAGAAAATGTTCAAAGCTCACAATAATGCCAATAAGGGTACTGTGGCTCGTCCACAGAAAGAGCTTGACGCGGAAGAAGAGCGACGCAAAGTTACCCAGGAGCTAATTGATTCATTAGGTTAAAGCTGATACAACAGCTAGAAAGGACAATGCAATGTCCACGATCGCCACAACCTTCAAATACCTCTTCGTAGCCGAGTATGATGATGGAACTACTTATATCCAGTCTCCAGACGACCACTCTATTAATCATGATCCTACTAAAGAACACAATCCTTCCTCTTTTTCAGATGTCGACCACGATAAACTTATAAGATTCCATCTGATAGAACCGAAAGAGGGCGAGCAGATACCTATTTGTACTGTCGACTTACGCGACGGCCACTTTGAGATGTACGGCACGCCCTTCACGATCCACGAGCAGTTTGTCGAACCTAAAGACCTGAAACTGATTTATTTTAGGGATGTCAGGCGCGAGCGAACCATTAAAGCTACTGTACAAGAAGATGGCACTATCGCTGAAGAAGTTAGCGATAACGATTATATTGCCAAATACTACATCGGTTGGCAGGCCAAAGGTGATGCCAAACTTAAAGCAATTGTGGGAATAGCGTAATGGCTAATGTCCAGGTGCTTGTTGTCGCGGGTGGAGGTGGTGGAGGATACTTCCGTTCTGCTGGTGGTGGTGCTGGAGGTATGGTCTATAACTCTTCTTTTTCACTACCTGCTGGGACTTATTCAGTAGTAGTTGGCGGGGGCGGTACGGCGGGCAATAGTACTACCGAGCCTGGTGGAAACGGCAGTAACTCTAGTATCTCTTCAATTACGGCTACTGGTGGTGGAGGTGGTGCTGGTTATGATGTAGCTGCTGCTGGTAGCAGTGGTGGTTCTGGAGGTGGTGGTGCTGGATGGTCTAGCGGTTCACGGCCTGGAGGTTCGGGGACAGCTGGACAGGGTAATAATGGTGGTAGTGGAGTTGGTAACAATGTCGGTGGATGGACCGCTGGTGGAGGTGGAGGTGGTGCTGGGGCAGTTGGTGCTAATGCCACTGGTACAGGTAACTCTAACACTAACAACCTGCCTGGTACTGGTGGTGCTGGATCTTCTAACTCTATTAGTGGATCTGCTGTAACCTACGCTGGTGGTGGGGGTGGAGCGGGAATTACCTCTGCTGGAGCTAACACTGGCGCTAGTGGTGGAAGTGGTGGCGGAGGCGCTGGTAACGGCACTGCGGGTACAGCTAATACTGGTGGTGGTGGAGGCGCGGGCGCTGGTGGATCTTCTCCGTTCTCTGGTGGAGCTGGTGGAAGTGGAATTGTTATTGTGCGATTTTTGACTACTGATTTCGTTAGTTCTAGCGGTGGGACAAAAACTACTGTTGGCGGTGACACAGTCCATACCTTCACCTCAAATGGTACTTTAACTGTCACTGGCACTACTACAAAAGCCCAAACGGGCGTGGCTCGTATTACGGCTACTACTCAAAAAACCCAAACGGGTAAAACTCGCATAACTGTCACAACCCAAAAAACTCAGACTGGTGTGGCAGATATTCGAAAAACTACTCAGCGCAACCAGACTGGTGTAGCCAACATCTTCTCTCCTATAAAATTAAAAGATCAAACAGGTGTTTCCCGCATTGAAGTTGTTAAAACTCAAGATCAAACTGGTTTGGCTGCGCTGGTGTATGTTACTCAAAAGGCGCAAACTGGTGTGTCTAAAATTAACCAAGTTACTAATCGTCTACAAACAGGGGTAGCACGCATCGTCAAAGGAGTCGACACCACACTTAAAGCTTCTTTCGCGGGTATTGGCAATATGACACCCGCTCCTGTGACTGTCGCAGATCTGCCTAGCTTGCGTGACAGTAGACAAGATACTCCGAAAGGACTTAAATAACATTATGATTCTCCGAGCCTATAATCCCTCTACCGATAACCTAGAGAAAAGTTACTTGACTCAGGATTACGCTGCAGGCGTGACCGCTATAAAGGTGCGCAACAACGATTCTTTTGCTCAAGATGACCGCATTATGATCGGAGAAATGGGGCGTGAGCGAACTGAAATCGTGACTATCGGTGCTGCCGTTACTGCGGGAGAAGACTTAACTGTGGGCGCTACGCTGTTCCCTCACTCAGCCGACGATCCTGTTTATGTGCTGAAGTATGACCAAGTCAAGTTTTACCGCTCAACCACTACAATCGATGGATCTTATGGAGCTCTGGCAACAGTCGCTCTGGATGTCGATAATGCCGATGACGAAACACATTACGATGACACTACGGGCCTAAGCAGTTATTACTATAAGGTTAGTTACTACCACAGCATCGCTGGCACGGAGTCTTCGCTATCTGATCCAATGCCTGGCTCTGGCTACACGCGAGACCAGCTTGGCTCAATCGCTAATGAGTTCTTAACAGAGGTGGCGGATCTCCAGCAAAAATACATGACTATCCCAGAAATCATAAGCCTTTGTAATGAGGTTAATGACGATTTGACCAGCCAGTCACGCAAACCCTACCGCTTCCAGCACACTAGTTCCACTTTAAGTATTGCTGCAACGACAGAGACTGTGGACCTGCCCGCAGATTTATTGAAATTTGATTATGTTCGCTACAATTACAATTTTACTGGCACTAACCGCAAGGACCGCATCCGCGTCATTTCAATGGCCCAGATGGATTATTTGCGCTATGACCAGAATGCTCTTACAGATAACGACACGCTGTTTATAGCGATTGATGACACTACTAATAAGCTGGTGCTTTATCCTATCCCAACTGACGCTCAGTCTAATGTATTACAGGTGTTCTACTGGAAGAAAATTACTGATTTCGATAGCTTAGGTGACGCTATTTTGACACCTACGCCTCGGGTGTACAAATTATTCTTGCTCTACAAGTTTTACTTAGCGCGGTCTGTCAAAGAGAACGCGTTCTTGGCCCAGGCGCAGGAGTACAAAGGCGATTATGGCTCAGAGGTTGTCAAACTGCAGCGGATGAACAAGCTGAATGTTGGCAGTCCTACGGGCTTCCAGCCTGATACTCTAACTGCGAAAGGGCTGAATAAGTACTAATGGCTAGAATTGAGAGACGCTTTGATTTTTCAGGAGGGATGCAGACCGCGACGAGCTGGCTTCTTCGGAAGTCGAATGAAGTGGCTCTGGCTATCAATGCTCGGTTTAATAATAAGCTGGGCGCTCTTACTCGTCGTAGAGGCTACTCTAGCGCTTCTAATGTTCTTCAGGCTAATAAATCTAGTCTCGGACTACACGAGGCCAAATTCAGTACAGGTTCAAAAATCTATGCAGCCACAAACAACTCAGGTGATACAGCTACCCAGCTCAAAACCCTAAACACTGGCACTGGGGCGTGGAGCGCCCAGAGTATGCCAAATACTATCGATCCCAACACTCAGCTTTCTATGATTGATAGCTTGGACGAGATGTATGTGGCGGGCAAATCTACCTCTACGGGCGTGCGTATGAGCCCTGTGAACATCAAAAAAGATGGTACGGCTTCTGCTAGTAGAAACTTGGTTGGCTGTCCTGCCTGTATGTTCTTGGTGGAGTTCGGCGGAGCACTTTACGCTATTAACTGTACAGTGAACGGCACGGATTATCCTGACCGCGCCTACCGCTCTTCTCAAGCTTTGGGAGCGATTACTTATGTCCAGGGCGTGCAAGTGCCAACCAGTACCTCTTCTTTCGTTGTTTTAGTCGATAGCGTGCGCTATCTAAAAACCTCTCTAGCGTTAGACCTCTATCAAGCTGGTACGGATAATGCTTTGCGCAGCAATGTGACTCCATCAGCAGTAGACAAGAGCGCCAACACCATTACTATCACTCCTACTACTGGGACATTTGCCAGCACAGATGTCAATACCACTACCGATGTTATTACAGTTGGTTCTACTATTGGAGCAGCCATTGTGACTGGCCGACCAATCAGCTTTACTGCTGGGACTACTATCCCGACAGGATTGACGGCAGGAACTGTTTACTACGCAATTAAGGTATCTTCTACCACTATAAAAGTGGCTACCAGCTATGCGAATGCTATTGCTGGCACAGCTGTGGACATCACAGGCGCTGGCTCAGGCACAAATACTATCTACCTAGGCTTCAACGATAATGACGAAATCTGGGGGACTGGGCGCAAAGGCGAGCTGGCCTACTACTGGAACACCGACTATCCGACAACTGAAGATGCCGACTTCTTGCACATTCCGCCTGGGCTCGGCTCTGATGATGATATTATCGGCTACGGCAAGAGCAATAACCGACTCTTCCTATTCACTAAAAGCGCGGTCCTGAAGTGGGATAACCAGAACCTAGTGACTGTTTATCCGAATGTCGGCCTGGCCAGCTTTGATAGCCTGCAATATGTGGGCGATGACAGTTGGATGCTGTGGCTGGACCAGACAGGGCGTATCCGCGCTTATAATGACGCTACAGGGCAGCGAGAAATCATCTCTCGGGCGGTCTGGAATGACTGGCTAGAGAATGTACCTACGGCTAATGCTGAGGCTTCGGCTGCCAGTGTGGATAGGGAGAATGTCTATAAATTGTGGGTAGGCAACTTGACTCTTAATAAGCGTACTGGCCACTGGCGCTTCTGCTATGACTTCGATGGCAATGATTGGTGGTTGGAACTGCATACGCGTGGCTTTACGAAATCTCTAAACAGTGATTTTGGTGGCAGCATGGCAACTTACTTCTTTGATGATACCGCTGGCAAGCTTTACAAAGACAATGATGGAAATCTAGATGATACCGCAACTATCCCAATGTTCGTACAATTCGGCCGAAGTAACGATGGCGTGGAACTAGAGAAGGCTTATCATGGCATTTATGTGTTTGGTACGGCAGTTACAGGAGCTGAAGTTAAGATTATTCTCGATAATGGCGATCCTGTAGCAGTAGGCGAGCTGACTGGCTACACTACTAAAATCGCTCTTCCCAGAGATGTAGAGAACGCGCGTGACATTGATTTTGAACTGACGCATAATGGAGATGGCGACGCACCTGAAATTGAGGGCATCGCGACTTACTACGATCCACAGGAGGATAAATTTGCCTAGTCGAACTACTTATTCCTGGTCTTCAGCTGGATTCAACTCCTTTTTCAGGCGGAGCATTGATAATTATGCTGGCTCGGTCAGCAACTTAAATGACGCTGCCACCTTCGCGACGCGCAATAATAACCAGGAACTTAACTTTGACAGCCAGCAGACACGCGGGGCTTTAGGTGATGTTATCCAGATTGGCAAAAGAGTTGTTATAGATGGAAGTAACGGCCGTATTTCGGTGAATGACCAGAACGAGCAAGAAGTCGTACGGCTTGGCGATTTAGGAGACTAACATGTCAAATGGTTTGGAAGTTTCGGCTCAAGGAGTTCCTCTTCGCAATGCTGCTGATTATCAGAAGGTGCTCGATACCCGCTGGGAAGTTTTAGAAATAGAGAACGAGATTAACCTCGACCTGACCGCTAATATTTCCCAGAATGGTTGGGTAGGCAATGTAGTGACGCTGGCGACTCACTCACTCGGCCATCCCGCTGCTTTTGAATTTTTCCCTGAAGATACCTCTACGCATGTGTTGAGGGGGTTTGGCACTAGGGCTGGCTTTACCTACACCTATCCGCCTGCTGGATTTACCGAAGACTTTTTACTGCAATCTGATGATACTGGGGTTTACTTGACGCTCCCTAAATTCTCTGGGGACGCAGCTTATTCAGTGGCAGTGAAAGGTCTGTTGCGAATTTACAAAAATGATATTACTACTACCTTCAAAGCGCCTGTAGAGGATGTGTCGACCATTCCTGCCACTAACACTAAAATAGGGGCGCGGATCGCGAAAATAGGCCACCGCGTCAATGACAGTGCCAGTGTGGATTATAAACTTAATACTGACGCTCGAATGATAGGCGTACAGAGTCGTGGACTACAACAGGTGGGAACAGTGGAAGCAGGCAAGCTGACGATTAACCACGATGCTGGTTATCGGCCGACTTATTACACAGCTTATTACGACGATCATGCTACCCCCAATGTGAGTGGCGGAGTTTACCCTGATCCGTTCTATGGCAAGAAGACGCTTTACCCTATGGTCCAGTTCTTCACCTTCGCTTTCGCTGACAGCCATACCATAACTTTACGGGGTGTACAATCGGCGCTGGCAGGGACTTTCGCCTACTTAATACTTAAAGATCCAGTGGATTTAGGTTTATGAGCAGACTTGGCCTACGCATTGCGACCGATGGAAAGCCTATCTCTAGCAGGCAGTTCCAGTTCGATACCGAGAAAGAGCACCTCCAGGTGGACCTTAATCACACACCAAAGTTTGCGGATTTACTGGATACTCCTAAACTAACCCTTTACGCGAACGGCTCGGTAGGAAAGTACGAGACACTCCTGACTATCGCGCACGGCCTTACTTTTATACCTAAGTGTTCGGCTTTCTTTTACATCTATGACGAGCCTGCCACGATGCCAGATACGCGGATGCTATCGCAGTACGCGGGAGATTTGGCTCTTATAAGTGGCGGGGCAGCTTATTCGGATATTGTTTACTGGACAGTTGATGATACTAACTTCTACATTAAGCACTATTTCGATGATTCTGGTGGCTGGTTATCTGCGGTAGGGCAGACTGCTCAAACTGACCAAGTTAAAATGAGGATTAAGTACTTCATCTACAATAACCCTGGCCGAAAGCCCCGCTGGAGTTTTGATGGATAGACGCTTGACACTTGCAAGCGAGAAGTAATTGCTCTCATAATAGCGACTATGGCCAACTTCTTCCAAAAAGCTCTAGGTTCAGTCGTCGGATCTGCTGGCCTGGCGTATGACTATCTTACCCCTGGTAAAGGATCAAGCCGAGTTACTAACTGGGGTGCTAATTATGCTTTCGGCTCGCCTACCCCAAAGACTCCGAGCGGTCCTAGCGGGACAGTAAGAGCCCCAACACCAGCTCCGAGCGCGCCTGACACTTCTGGATTGGACGCGCAAATTGCTGCGTTGAACCGACAGACTGCTGCTCTAGAGGCTCAGATAGCAGCCCAGCCACGACTTCCTTATTACAATACTTCCGCTGCGTGGGCGCAGGCTCAAAAAGCAGCTTCAGGAGTGGTAGATCCTGTTTATACGGATAAATTGAACCAGTACCTACAGAAAGAACAGCTTGGGATTAAACAACAGACAGCCGAACAACAGGCTCAGGAGGCTGCTTCTAATACCGCTTTGCAGCAAGCTATCGAGGACTTTACTACTAACACTAACAGGGAGAACCAGGACCTTTCTACCAATCTGGGAGATGTCAAGACGGCTGAGACTAATTATCAGCGGGACAGCGGGACTCAGTTTGATGCAGCGCGGGCAGCTTTGCTTGGCACTATCGCCAATTCTGGCCTGACTACTTCTGGTATCGGACGGCAGCAGGAAACCGCAGCTGTCGGAGCGCGAAATACCCAAGAGGCGGAACAGCAACAATCCTTCGACCAACAGCGACGCGACTTCCAGACTAAAGCTACGCGCAATATCGAAGACCTTACTACTGGTAAAACACGGACTGAGCAGAAAACTGCTATCGATATTGCGGATCAGAAGCGAGCTCTTCAAGACTACATCGACAGTGCTGCGGTAGAGGAACAAGGCTTCCGAACCCAAAACGAAGCCGACCGATTGGCTGCTATCGCTAACGAGGCCCAGAACCAGTACAAGATAGGTGTAGGCAACTTCATCCAGTCATTAATAGGTGGTGGCGCACGGGCTCAGGACATCGCCCTGGCGCAACAGGTATACGGGTAAAATATGGACCAAGCAACACTTACGCAATTTAGAAACGCGCTACTGGCAGCCCCTAACACGACTGTACCTGGCGCTGGCACATCTCCGAACCTATCGGGCGCTAACCCCTTTGTTACTCAGGCTATCGGCCACTTACAGAATCTCTCTCGCGGAACATTCCAGGCTCAGGCCTCTGGCTCAGCGCAGGCTGCAGCTGGCGGGGCTGCGGGCGCGCAAGCCGACCAAGAGAAGGCTGATGCTAAATTGGCTTTGCAGCAGGCCAATGATAAACTTTCTACCCTACAGCAAGCTAAACAGGATATGGCCGATCCTAACAAGTACCGACGCGTGCCAAATGAAAGCGGTGGCTGGGACTACTACGATCCATTAGGGAATAAGATTAGTGCGGTCCAGTACGCTTATGTGAAAGGCCAGCATATTACTGATGCGCTTAAAGGTTCACAAAATATTCAGGACCAGAAATTCTCTCAGGACTACGACACAATCCTAAAAATTGGTCAAGCTATTAACAATAATGACAAAACTGCTCTGGATAAATTGTATAAAGCCGATCCGACGCTCAAGTCCCGAATTAGCGGTATGAGTTATTCCGATATTGTCAAACAGTTCCGCCAGGCCTATCCTATGTACTTCCCGCAGTCGTATCAAAGCAATGTAGGCGCGGGCGGTAATACTACACCTAACCAAGTAGGAGGGGGAGGTGGCAACTTCCTGTCAAGGTTGATGCACTTCTTTGGTAGCTAATGCTAGATTTTATTGGTAATCCCAAGAACCAGGATAATCGCAACTTCTTAGAAAAGGCTGCGAGCTTTCTATTTGGCAACACCTTAAAAGCAGTAAACACTGTGGGTGATACTGTTAATCTTGCCTACGATGTAGGACGGCAGCATTTAGCTCAGGCGACACATAACCAGGAAGCTGCTCAGAACGCTGATATTGCAGCCCAGAATGCCTCTAACCGCTTCAAAAATACTGGTGGCTTATTTGATGCGGGGACATTTTATAAAGATCCGCAGGAAGCTTCAAAACCCATCTCATTCAAAGAGGCTGCTAAAAAAGCTGCTGGCGCTACCATTGGCATCGGCACAGAAATACTGCCATTCGCCAAAGGAGCTGGCTTAGGAGTGAAGGGTGCTGAAGAAGCCAGCAAGCTTAGCCGAGGCGAGCAGTTCGCCCAGAACTTGATACGCTCTGCTGGCACGGGCGCAGCTTATGGCGCAGCGGGTGGGGCAGGCCAGGACTTACTAAATAAAGGCCAGATAGATCCTGCTGACATCGTTAAAAGTGCTTTCACCTCTGCGCTACTAGGCGGGGCTGGCTATACCGCAGGGCGTGGAGCTGGCGAAGTTATTAAGGGCGGTCGGGCAGTTAAAAACGCTGTGGCCGACAGTATTGATAACCATCCTTCCTTGCAAGCCTTAAATGACCACTACCAGACTCTCCAGGTGGCTTATGATAACGCTAACACTAATCGTATGAAGACTGTACTTAACAAAGCGATGGCCGACAACCGAGCCCAATATCGGGCGGAACGCAAACAGATTAGCGAGGGCGGATACATTAAGAACCCATTAGCTTCCAATGAAACACCCCCTCCTGAGCAGCCACAGTCAGGCGCTAAGAAGGCTATGGATGTACTTGCGCCTGCGCCAGAGAAGACACAGCCAAAGACAGCTGACATCACCCTAGAACCACAGAAGCCAGCCACTATTCAGCAGGCCTTGGCAGGTGAAATTCAAAAAGGTACAGGGGTGGAGACTCCGCAGAATATCCAGGATGCGTTGGCTAACAGCCGAGCTGTAAGTACGCCTTCCTCAAAATCGCATACCCTAGAAGCTTTTCGTGATCCTACAGCTGTTTTGGGCTCACACTTTGGTGAAGTAGGCTCTACGGCTGCCTATAAGCTCCAGCAGGGCGCTAAAGTGGTCTCAGACCTAGAGGAAGCTATCCGACCAGAAATCCGAAAATCTCAGCAGCTCCTAAATAAGATTGCCAAAACCGATGTCGGGAAGGCAGATGTGCAGTCACGCATTTATAACGCTTTAGAGGACCGCGCCAATGTTGATAAATACCTACACACTCCTCAAGAGAAAGAGCTGTTCCAGAATGTGCAGCGGGTTTTGGACTTTTATAAGGGCCAGCGTGAATCGCGTGGATTAGGTGTTCTAACTGATTACTCGCCACGCACACAGGTCAAAGATGCCCTGGATGCGCCAGATCGCTTGCTGCAGCACGCGAAGCAGGCCTTCTCGCCAAATGTACAATCTGAGTTCTCTAAGACTCGTATAAATGATTTGCCTGACAGCGAGATTAACAAGCGGATTGTGGAGCTTCTACCCCACTACGCCAGCTCACAGGCTAAGGAGTTCGGCTACACTGATGCGATGAATTATATTAAAGATAACCTGAAAAATGTAAATCCAGCCTATGTTACCGACCAGGGCTCACGACGGCAGGGCGAGAAATATCTGCAGACTCTGATGACTCAGATCCTGCAGCCGACACCTGCCACTAAATTTGAGCGTCTGCAGAACAAAGCTTTGGCCCAAACTTACAAATCAGCGCTAGGTTTCTCACCAAAGTTCGCAGCCCAGAACCTTACCCAGCGATACGCGACTCGGTCACAGGTATCAAAAGAGGCGGTTAAGCTGGTAGGCAAGATGGACAAAGCTGACCTAGCAGACCTGCGCAAAGAAATCACTACTGGCTACAATCCTATCCTAACTGAAATGGACCAGGGAGCGGAGAGTGTGGGTGGCAAGCTCAAGAATTACCGCAACTTAGATCCTGGCGTTAGAGTTGAAAAAGGCAATGTCGGTGGAGCATTTGATAGAGGAGCAGCGCAGGCTATCGTTGAATCTGACGCTTATAAAGCAGCTATTAAAGATGGTCTGAAGCCAAAAGAGGCTGCTAAACAAGCGTTGGCGGACCAGAGCGTGCGAGACTTGGCTGTACGGCGCGGAAATATGGTGGTTAACACTACCCAGTTCGGCGGTAACTTCGCTGCCAAACCTGAATTTTTACGAGACAGCGGATCATTCTTAGGCCTAAGTAAAAGATGGTATCAGCAGTACCAGCGATTCCCGACTGGCATGTTGCAACTTATGGGTAATATTGTAAAACCTACGGAAGCGCGGGCAAATGATATTTTGCGACGCGGTGATCCGCGCCAAACTCCGATAGTAGACTACTGGAAAGCTACAAAATCGTACCAGGCTGGCGTAGACGACCTGATTAAAGGTATTAAGAAAGGCGAAGTTAAGAGTGTTAGCCTGCAGGACGCGAAAAACTATAAGAGTCTGCTGGATGAAGCTGCGGGCAACTTAGAGAAGCAGATGAAAGATGCCTCGCAGATCCGTGCGGGAAAGACCGCTAAAAATATCGCGAAGATGTGGGCTGCAGCCTCAATAGTACAATTTCTATTTGACGGCGGGACTACTAGCTCAACAGCCCAGAAGAACGGCACTGGCGCAGAAGTCAGCCGATCTGTCCAGTTCGGCGCACCGATTAACATTCCTACCAAGAACCAGAACCCGCTGGCTGGGGCTCGTATCCCGAGCTCGCCTGCTAAAACCTCATCACCTTACATTAGCGGTAAGAAATTGCTGGACTTCGTGCCTGTAGTCGGTCCTGCTGTGAACAGGGGCAGAGACATTAATAAGCTCATAACTGCATTGACTGGTAGCCAGTAGACAGTTGGCTTCACACGAGTTATGTGATTAATTTAATAGCGTAAGGAGAACGAAGAATGGTTAAGTATAAAAGAATAGATACGAAGAACGGCAGGACTCAATACTGGCTCTACGACAAGCAAGACGCGGAGGGCAAGTGGCTCAAGGGTAAAATGGTTAGCCCAAGAAATATTCCACAAGATATTTTGACGGATCTAGCCTTCCCTGGTGAGATAGAAGTCCCAGACAGCACCACAGAGACTGACAAAAGCGAATCGACGGAAGCCCCACAGCAAGAAGATAAGCCTGAGCGACCTTGCTTATTCTGTGGCCAGTATGGTAACTTCAGCAAATTTATAAATGGAGTTACTGTTTACCTGTGTGATGACGACTACCGCAGTCACACCACAGGAGAAGTTGCTGCCGAGATGCGCGCCCAAGAACTAATTTAAACAAAGGGAGCGTATGGAACACTTCAAGGCGGAGCTCAAAAGAGCTCGGCCACATCTACATACAGTAGCGCCACTGACCTTTTGGGTGTTAGTGTGCTTTGTTATCTTCAATATTTGGATCGGCATTGCTCTTTGGATCTTGCCCTCACCCTCTCTACCTTTCATTGAGAACTCTGTCATAGGCAATCATGCTTATGCCTATGCGTTTTGGTTTGTAGCATTTTTACTGGCGTGGGCGATTGCATCTAAGAATTGGGAGCTAGGGCGACGATCTATGATGGGAGGCTTGTTCTTGAAATCGGTAATTTTTTACGACCTACTGGCAGTTGCCCTCCAGAATAGCTGGCGTAGCGTCTTTCCGACAATCGGCCTGTGGGGATTTGCGTATGCTATCCAGCTGGGCGCTTGCATCCATTTTGCTCCTCCAAAGTCATTGGAGATGGGAGGTTTCATAAAAGATGGTAAAAGGAAGAAGTTGTGAGCAACGATCCTTGGGTACAATTCTGGATCATGATGGGCGGGATTATAACTACCGCTATCGCCTGGTTCTTCCGCGACCATATCGCCAAGCTTACTCGAAAACCTAAAGACCGCGTAGAAATCATTTTCGATGGTTATGAGCAGCTTCTACATAAGCAGCAGAGTGAGCTGGAGCGCAAAAACCATGTTATTAAACAGTTGGAAACCTTGAGTGATGAGCTCCACCAAAAGCTAGAAAAAGCGGACCAGATAATTTTTGATTTAAAAGAAGACCTTAAAAAGGAGCGGTTTGAGCACCGCGCCGTGCGTCGGGAACTGGGCCGTTTGCGCTCCCAGTATGTGCATAGCCCTGAAGCCAAACAGAGTTCCTAGACGCTTGCATTGACTTTATTAAGTGTGTACAGTTAGCGAATATGGCAACGATGTTAGGTATAGATACAAGCCATTGGAAGGGTGACATCGTCAACACGAATGTCGCGATAGACTTTGTCTATACCAAAGCCACTGAGGGTACTTATTATGTGGATGACGCATGTGATCCTATAGTCCAGTGGGCCATCCGCCGAGGCAAGAAATGGGGTGTCTACCATTTTGCTACCAACCTCCTTACTGATCCCATAAAAGAAGCTGATTACTTCGTAGACAACTGCCTGGGATACATTGGTAAGGGTATTTTAATGCTCGATTACGAGGATTACTGGAACGCTGCTCATACAGTCCGTTATAACAACCCCTTCAATGTAGCGTGGGCGAAGCAGTGGCTGGACCGCGTATATGCACGCACAGGCGTGAAGCCCGTTATTTACATGAGCGCTAGCGTGGTTTCAGGAGCGGATTGGTCGCCTGTCATAAATGCAGATTATGGCCTATGGGTGGCAGCTTATCCTTGGAACAATACTCCTGTTGCTAACTATCAGATGAACTTCGACCTAGATCCAAACCCTCGCTGGGGGGCAGTTGGCAATATCGGCTGGCAATTCACCAGCACAGGCCGACTAAACGGCTATAACGCTAATCTTGACTGCGACATTTTCTATGGCAGTGCTGCTACTTGGGATGCTTATGCTGGAGTTAAGCCAGCTCCAGTTCCACCTCCGCCACCACAGCCCGTGATTACCACTAAGACAATCACAACCACTACGGCTATTCCGTTTAATAAAATTAGCAAGATGGACGACACGCTGCCTCAAGGCCAGACCAAAATAGAGCAGGAAGGCGTAGAAGGCGTGCGCACCCAAACCTACCTGGTCACTTATTCTGACGGCGTGGAGACTAAGCGCGAACTACAGAGCGATAGCGTGACTAAATCTCCAGTGGATGAAATTACAGGAATCGGTACAAAAGTACCTGATCCTACACCAACGCCTCCACCGCAGCCAGATCCGCCTCCCACACCAGATCCAGTACCTACCCCAACTCCTACACCTAGCGGTAAGGAAGCTTGGTGGGTGACATTCATAAAAGCTTTGACGGCACTTCTTGCTGCTGCTTTCTTAGGCGCGACTGTCCTACGAGACAAGAGAACTGTTGTCAGGGATAAGCGTTATGACCGAATAAAGAGCTTTGATCCACGCTCTCGCAATTACGATATTAAAGAGTTAGTCGCAGACAAACCGCTGCGTAAGCGCCACTGGACTGTTAAGCGGGTATTGGACCAGGGCAATGATGGCGCATGTGTCGGCTTCGGTTGGGCGGGCGAGCTGATCGCTACTCCTGCGGTTAATTTAGTGGACAATAAATACGCCCAGACTGTGATTTACTGGGGTGCTCAGAAGATAGACGAGTTCCCTGGTGGTGAATATCCAGGAGCAAATCCAGGCGGACAGCAGGGAAGTTCTGTGCTGGCAGGCGCAAAGACTGTTAAATCACTTGGCTACATTGGTGAATATCGCTGGGCCTTCAACTTCCAGGATGTACTTAAAACCCTATCCAATGTCGGACCTGTCGTGGTCGGTACTAACTGGTACTACGATATGGAGAATGTTGACCAAGATGGCTTTATACATATAGGCGGAGGAATTGCTGGTGGCCACTGTTATGTGCTAGTCGGCCACGATCCCGCCGAAAAGAGTGTGACTATCCAAAACTCATGGGGTGAGAACTGGGGGAAGAAAGGCCAGGCTAAGATTAGCTACGCTGACTTGCAGAGACTCTTGAACGAAGACGGAGAAGCATGTATACCTTTACACAGGAAGGTAATAGTTTAGGAGGCTATTATGGCTAGAACATCTAAAAAGAGTTCTGGTGGCAGCAAGAAATTCATGCAGACCGCTGTGAAGCGTCCTGGTGCATTCTCTGCCAAAGCCAAGAGTGCGGGTATGAGCACATCAGCTTATGCCAATAAGGTTCTTAAAAAGGGCAGTAAGGCCAGTACACGCACAAAGCGCCAGGCTAACCTAGCGAAAACTTTTGCAAAGTATCGGCCGAGCGGAAGGAAGAAGAAGTAATGGCTAAGAAGTCTACGAGTGGTCGCAAAGTAACTAAGGTGATGCGCGAGTATAAGGCTGGCAAACTTAAAAGCTCTAGTGGTAGTAAAGTTACCAACCGAAAGCAAGCCATCGCCATCGCGCTGAGCGAACAGCGTAGAGCCAATAAGAAGAGCTCAGGAAGGAGAAAGAAATGAGCACAGAAGTTAAGACAGCAATTTTAGAGTTCCTACGAATGGTAGTGTTTGCCATACCAGGATTTTTGATCTTGGTTATCCAAGCGCATCCTACTTTACTCGGGGGAACTATCGGGGCGTTGATTCTCGTAGTTCTGAAGGCGATTGACCGCGCTGTACACGAGAGCACTAGCACTACAGCCACAGGACTGTTGCCGTTCTAAATGGAAGAAGAACAGAAAAACACCTCAATCATCCGTAGGGTTAAAGCTCTGCGCCGTGATGTGGCTAAGGTCATCCGAGAGGTGGAAGGCAACTATAACAATCCCGAGATGAATCAGGCTCGCACAAAATTGATGGAAGCTCGGCACTGGATGGGCGAACACCTTAAAGTGCTAGGTCACGAGCTACCAGAGAAGTATCGGGATGAGTAAACTATTTAAAGCAATATCGGGGGTAGCAGTGGTATATTTTCTGATTGTACTAATCTTAATAATCATCTTGCTTAAACTGGTATTCTAGGAGGTTATATGATAACTACTCTTGAAACTACGGGCAATGGCGCTGATGCGTGGCAAATTATTGTTGGCATTGCAGCGATTGTCTTTTTCACTGGCTATGCTATTACAGCATTAGTCGCGCTTAAACCACCAACAGCTCGGACTGTGGCTATCGTCACGGGCATAGCTGCAGCGGTTTGCGCAGTAGCTCTGTTGATCGACATCCTTAGCTAAGAACTTTTCACATGAAAATACCCCGCCTGATTTGGACGGGGTGTTTTTATTTGAAAGAGAATTGTGAGGTGTTACTTGTTCTGGGTTCGGGATCGGTTGCTTGATGCAGGCTTGCTGCCACTACGACGATTGCTGCTAGAGCTTCGGCGTGGGGCTGCTTCTTTGGGTTCTTTGGCCTGGTCATCGATAGTCTTCATCTCAGACTTTAACTGAGATTCAGACATCTGGTCAGCGTTTACGATGCCGTATTCGCTGCGTGCCTTTTCCACTAGATCTTCTGCCATAAAATTCCTCCTTAGTTGTTATTACCGCTTCACAGTAGCATCCCCATAAATGCCTAGCAAGTGTCTAAAGAACGAAAAAAGCCAGTAAAACTGGCTCTCTTCATCGATGGGCTCTTCTACAGATCACTGGGTCGGAATCACCACTTCTGGCGTTCACCGACATGAATCCCGTTTGCAGTAGTACATCGCGTTAACTTTGTTAGCTGAAAGTTGATGTTACGGGCATTTACGAGTAGGCTTTCGCCCTGGGCTTATATCACCGCTTACCAGCCAATAGCCACTTTCAGCTACCGACCTGCATCTCTTTCGAGACCTCCTCGCAGTCCTACGGCTGCAACCCCGTTATTAAACGACCAATGATCTTAGATGTAAAAGTGCTTATGAGTTAATGTAGCGACTTTAAATTAACTTGTCAAGCATTTGTTTTAGCTGTAAGTCATTAGGATGTTTTTTAAAATGTTTTAGTTGGCGACGGCGTTTGTTGGCTGGCACTTTTAAGTAATGAGCTTTGTACTTTGCCTTTTGATGTTCATTGGTAGGTTTGCGACCTTTAGCCAAGCGCTGTTTTTTAGGCATGACTACTCTCGTAATAATGGTGGACCTGCTGGGAACTGCCCCCAGGTTGCTGCCAGAGGTGTGTAGCCTCTGGGATCAGCTCTAAGCTAAGTTCAGGCCCAAATAAATAACCCTCGAACGCTCTCGCAAGGCGCTCCAGGGTTTGTCCAAGAAGAAAAATTAACCTAGTACTCTTTTAATGTATCACGGAATTTATAAAAGTCAATATGGCTGGGAAGGTAGGATTCAAACCTACGACATCCTGGTTCAAAGCCAGGCGACTCTATCACTGGTCTACTTCCCAGTATGGCGGAGGGCGGAGTAGTCGAAACCCAACCCTTTCGGATCGCTTCGCTTAGCGGGCGAGCGCAGCCCCTGGCTGCTTCACCCTCCATCTGGCTCGCACGCATGGACTCGCACCATGATTACTTGATTCAGAGTCAAGCGTCCTACTTTAGACGACACGCGATTATGGCTCTTCGAACAGGGCTCGAACCTGTGACCTCTGGTTAACAGCCAGGCGTGTTCCCACTACACCATCGAAGATTATATGGCGCTCGCAACGAGACTCGGACTCGTTACCCATCCGTGACAGGGATGCGTGATACCCATTCACCATGCGAGCAACTTGGGGTGATGTACAAGGTTCGAACTTGCGTCTACTCCTTCACAGGGAGTCGTATGTGGCCACTCTACCAACATCACCATATGGCGGAAGGCTAGCGAGTCGAACGCTAAAGGGGGTTAACCTCGACTATTTTCAAGATAGCTGCCGTCGCCAATCGGCTTGGCCTTCCATTGGTACTCCACGCTAGACTCGAACTAGCACTGTATCGGGTTTAAGCCGACTCCCTCTGCCATTGGGGTAGTGGAGCTGGTACTCTCGGTCAGATTCGAACTGACACTGGGCTGGTTCTAAGCCAGCTGCCTCTGCCGTTGGGCTACGAGAGCGTGGTACTCGCAGTTGGATTTGAACCAACACTGGATGAGGTTTGAGCTCATTGCCTCTTCCGTTGGGCTATGCGAGCTGGACGCACAGATCGGATTTGCACCGATGACTTTCCGCTTTGCAGGCGGTCGCGTTTCTACTCCGCCACTGTGCGATATGGTTACACGCCTGGGTAACGCTCCCAGCCTGCCCTATGGACGACAGTTTTACAGACTGCCCCTCGTCTTTAGAGGTATAGCGTGCATTATGGCTTCCACTCGCGGTACTGCCCCGCGCCACATCGGGCTTCAACCGATTGCTCTACTTCTGAGCTAAGTGGAATTAATTGTTAAAGAAAAAACCGCCTTCTTGCGTTGGCGGTTATCTTAACTTTTGGGAGGTAGACTATGATTACACGCCAACAACAATACTGTCGAAATTATAATCCGACTGGTAATGACTGAGTTGTTGACACAATGCTTTCATAGCTTCCTCATATTAGCATACTTGTCAAATTTGGTCATCCCACAGGGTTTCGATCCCTGTTCTCCGCGATGAAAGCGCAGTATCCTAGCCAGTAGACGATGGGACGACGGACGAGTGGCGCGACCACTCCCGCACCCAGGCGCGACCTGGGCTCTTTATAAATTGGAGGGCTTAGAGAGTTTCGAAATCTCGACAACCTGTTTAAGAGACAGGTGCTCTTCCTCTGAGCTATAAGCCCACTGGTACGCCGTAGGAGATTTGAACTCCTGACTCCACCTTGAGAAAGTGGTGACTTGCCCGCTTGTCGAACGGCGCTTAGTTGGTGGAGACACTCGGTACTGCCCCGAGTCTTACTGCTTGCAAAGCAATCGTGCTGGCTGTTGACACTATGCCCCCTGGTACTTCCTCTCCGACTCGAACGGAGATTCTGGGCTTAGAACACCCCTGTTCTTTCCATTGAACTAAGGAAGCGTATATGGTGCGCGTACTCGGATTCGAACCGAGAAATCCTACTTGGAAGGAAGGCGGTTTGGCCATTAGCCTACACGCGCATTTGGAGGTCCGTGTCGGTGCTGCCCCGACTACTCCTCTTTACAAGAGAGGGATTATAGCTAGCGTTAACTAACAGACCTGGTCGCCCTTCAAGGATTTGAACCTTGAACATCCTCTTTGTAGGAGAGGCGCTCTGGCCAGATTGAGCTAAAGGGCGTGGTAGCGGATTCGGGTACTGCCCCCGATTGAAAGGCGTATGAAACCTTCAAGATGTCTTCACCTACCATCCGCAGCATGGTACTCGCAGAGAGATTCGAACTCCCGACAACCCAGGTTCGAAGCCTGGTGCTCTAAATCCGCTGAGCTATGCGAGCATGTGTGCGTTCAGCATGACAGTTGGCGCAGACGACCTCACATTTTTCTTTCTTGGTGGGCGTACCACGAGTCGCACGCGGATCACGAGGATATAAGCCCCGCGCTCTTCTGTTGAGCTATACGCCGTTATGGTAGGCGATACAGGTACTGCCCCTGTGTCACTGCAGTATCAGTGCAGAGTTCTACTTTTGAACTAATCGCCAATATGGAGGGCCTAGAGGATTCCGACACCTCGACCGATCGCTTAAAAGGCGACTGCTCTGCCTCTGAGCTACAGGCCCGTATGGTCAGGGCAGCTGGATTTGAACCAGCGACCTCCTAGTTCCAAGCTAGGCACGCTGCCTGACTGCGCTATACCCTGATATGGCAGGAGATGAAGGTGCTGCCCCCTCTCACGCGGGTTTGGAATCCGCTGCTCTGCTGTTGAGCTAATCTCCTTTAAGTTGTTAAGCTACAAAAAACCGCCTCTGGGATGGAGGCGGTCGATTGGTGTACTTTGTGGGTGCGTGCTCTAACCAACCACCTCCTTGCGGGGTGTGCCTTCTTTCATGACGGCGGTTACAAACTCAACCATGCCTTTTAGTATGCACTTCCCGCTTCGTTTGTCAAGGTTTTTGGCTCTACTATCTGTAAAGCGTCTTCATTAGGTTCGATTATTTGCTGGAGCAGGCGAGTTCGTCGGCCTGTCTTCCAGCGCCATTCATTCACATTTTCGTTATGGGCTTTACGGCAGGACTCGCATCGGCATTTGTAGTACTCGTAGCCATTGTTCGTGCCATGCACCAGGCCCGCGTCGCGCTCTTTCATTGTTTTTTCGATGTGGCAGCTTTGGCAAAGTACCTGGCATTTTGCAGTTTCGGCAATAATGCGAGCCCAGCTCCACGACCAAATCCGATGGTCTACTTTTTGGGTAGGATCTATGTGGTCGAGCTCTAAATGCTCTTTCGTCCCACAATTAGCGCAGACTTTATTTCGAAACCATAGTCTCCTGCGTTCCGCAACCCAGTTCCTTTGATACGCGTTCTGTTCCGCTCTGTTCTTGTACGGCATCCTACCCTCCTGGATGTTTTTTATTTAGTAACAAGCAACCTTATATCTACAAGTCGTAAATCCCCAGGGTTGCCAACCCCTATTTGAGTATAGTGCGTACGCTTGGGCTATGTTAGCGTACGGATCAAACATCCCTGCATAGTTACTTGTACTATCGCAGCCGATCTGGAACAGCCCTCTAGATCCGTAGCAGGTGGCATGGTAGTCGCCTGGATTATCGTTGTTAGGGTTGCCTCCACTTTCGGCGTTGCAGACATTAACCGCCACATCTACATTCCAGCTGTATTGGGCTAGAATGCTGCGCCATTGGTTACAGTCTCCGCCAGAATAGCTGGCTCGGACGGGCGCTGGATTAGTCGCCTGAGCCACTACGGGCGCTTGTGCTGGCTTTTTGGCGCATTGGCCATTATCTGCCCGCACATACTCATCTTCCGCGCATTTAGGCCATGTAGCAGGATTTGCTGCATTAAAAACAGGTGCGACTGCTACTGGAGCTGGATCGACTTTTACGGCCGTATGTATGCTTGCGACTGTTCTCGGCGTGCTGGATTGCTTCGATGCTTGGGCCACACTGACCTTCTGCACAGGTGCTGGTAACGCGATGAATCCTGCGATAATCAGCACTAAAGCTATCAGTTTACGAATATGCTGTTCTCCTTTTTTAACAAAAAAATTGTAACATAAGAATGTTACCTTACCAAGTTAACACACTCGGTACAAAAAGTCAATACCTACCATAGATTATCTAGTTCGTCAGGAACGCTCGGGCTATTTTGTTGAAGCTTGACATCCCCAGAGCCCTTGCTCGCATTACAACTACTACACGCGAAGACGAGGTTGCTGAAATCAAATCTAAGAGCAGGCGCTCTTGAGCGGGAAACAATGTGATCGAGGGTGATTTCAGATGCAGGTATCCATCGGTGGCAATAGAAACAGATGTAATAACCTTGATGGTTTGGTGGATGCGCTTTAAGGAACGCTCTTCGGGTTTTGAGCCACCGCTCGGTGATTTTGCCACTATTTTTCATCCACTATTAAGTTTATCTTACCCAGTACGCAGGCGTGTATATCGTCAACAGCAATATCAGGTACGATGTCTGGCGCAAAGATATGTACGCCCTCGATCTGGCCGACATGGTTCTTGCTGGCATACTTGTCGACATAATGGTCTATGCCGATAGCATTGGCCACCTGACGCGCGTAGAGCTCGCCTGAGCCACTCCATACCACGATGCGGGTATTTTTACATTTGGACAGCAAAATTAGCAGGGAGCGCACATTCTCGTTAGCCACAGGCGCTTTGGCTTGGTCCACTGTATTGCTACGCAATGTGCCGTCTATGTCAAAAGCTATCGTTACTTTTTTCACGCTTAATCCTTATGAAGTTACGATCCAACAGTTCAAACTTCGGATAGAAAAAGTCTCGGGCTTCGGTAACATCTCTCTCTTCCTTGCAGACATCGCACACGCCAGGATGATAGGTAGAGATTGTTGATTTAAGTTCATTGGGGCGCTTGCCGTATTTCTCCAGGCAGGTCAGCACATTAGCTGAGATCCCGCACGGCGCGCATACCCAGTGCGGATAACTTTCTTTAATTTTAGGCGGGGATGGCCGACTAAGCGTTTTCATAGCGATTTCCTTTCTCTCGATTACATTTACTATGGGCCAGCTGCATGTTCTCTAGTGTATCTGCGCCACCTTTACTAAGCGGTACGATATGGTCGATGGTTACATCTTTCATATTTTCAATGGGTTCTCCACAAATATCGCAGCGATTGCCACGCGCGTTTATGAGGTGCTTGCGATTCCAGCGGTTGCTCTTGTAGTCGATTTTCCTCTGGGACTTGAAAAACCGCTTCTTGCAGGCGGGGCTGCAAAATTGTCGGTCTAATAATTTCTTCGCGTGGCGGTGACAGACGATACACTGTCGCGTGACTTTCACCTTTTAACTCCTTTACTATGCTATTCACCAGTACAATTAGCAGGATTAAACTTGCACCCTCCAAGATTATTATCTGCCACATCGGGGCGTGTATGGCCCACCATCCTGTTTCTGTAAAAAACCACTCTAATACCCACCACATAATTACTTCTTCTTTGTAGCCACATCTGGCGGGTTATCTCCGTTCTTATCAGGG